CTGAACGGCGCGGACACCTTATAACTACCTGCCGGCAGGTGGACGGTGCCGCCGCCAGCCTCATGAACACGGCGGATAGCCTGGTTAATTGCGGCAGTCGAATCCGCTGCGCCGGTCGGGTCTGCACCAGCACCCACCACATTTACAGTGCGGTGAGTAGCCGGTGCAGGTGCCGGCACCGACTGCGACTGAGCCAGCTGACCTTGCGGTGCCTGTTCAGACTCAATAACTTCGACGAGATACCTCATCGCCACTCCTTCTTAAATGTTGAAGCCCCCCACGTGGGGGGCTAATCTTCCTTCTTCATAGCGCGGGCAAAAGATGAGCCACCCAATGTTTCGATGGCAGTAATTCTGTCCTCGCTGGCATCATGGCGCTTACGCGCATGCCGCATCTCCTCCCGCAGCCCGCCAATGTCTCGCCGAAAATCGGCGTGCTCGGCGCGAGCAGCAGTAAAGTCCTCGGCGATGGTATCCAAGCGTTTCACCACGTTCAGCAGGGCGGTATTCGTCTCGCCCTGCATTTGTGTCAGCGCTTCGCTCACCTGCTCCACCTGCGCAAGAACCTTATCCAGGTCATCGCGCAGGTTCGTCTCATGGCTGTTGTTGGTCTGTTCCTTGATGGAGCGCACCTTGGAGTTCAGACGCTCCCATTGCGGGGCACCCCACTTGAGCCAGACGATCAGCAGGGAGAAGAGCACGGCTCCGACCGAGACGACGGCTTGGATGATGCCGTCCAGCACCGGGTGCCCGATGCGGGGAATCTCCGGCAACATCACCGCGCCTACTCTCCCACAGTGGTGGTTTCTTCGGTGTTGGGTGCCTTGAAGAGAACCCCGATGGCGTGCATGATGTACTCATCCGTCACACGGGCCGGGTCCGCACCTGGAGAAGCGAGCGCGGCGCGCTTGGCGTCCAGTTCGGCCTGCGCCTCATTTAGTGCTGCCACTGCCTTGGCGTGCTCAGTGACGGCGTAGGCGTGTTCGTCTGCGATGGTCTGGGTGGAGCCTGCTCCGGCGGGCAGGGAGACGAGTAGCCCGATGTTTGCCTCGACGGAGTACTGGGCGTTGGGGATACGCTGGCGCTGGGCGGCCTGGGTGGCGCGCTTGAGCAGGTCGGCGTCTTGGGAGGCAGCGAGTTCTTGTGCGATGGTAGCCATGTCTGGTTACCGTCCTTTCTAAATGAATATTTTTTTGGTGTTCCCGCGCCACGTTTAGGCGGGGGTGCCCGGCAGTGCGGTCGGGAACGGGTCGGAGGCGGGGTAGATGAGCAGGCCACATCGCAGATTGCTGCGGTTTTGTGGGGAAAGGTCAAGGGTCCCGCGGCGCCAGGTGATACGATTCCCGTCGCCCCTTGAGTGGAGGAGAATGATCCCTCGGGGTTCTCCCGTGTCTGTGACCACGGGGGCTAGTACAGGATTGTTGGATTGCCACCCGGGTGGAACGTTGTTGCTGAGACGAATCTTTTCGTTTCTATCGCGGTACGCTTCATCTGGGATGTCGGGGCGGTCGTGGACAGTGATAGTGTCCCAGTTGCCGGCGCGAGCGGCGATGATGCACCAATCTCCGACGCGACGGTAGAAGAGAGCTCCGGCGGCGATGGCTGGGGACTCTTCGCGTCGCCAGCCAGTATCGCGCGGGGCTGCCCCGGAGGCGAGGCGTTGCACGAGTGCGGCTGCTTCCGCGTCCAGCCCGCCAGGGTCACCCTTGGGTCCGGGCTCGCCACGCTCGCCACGGTCACCCTTGGGGCCAGGCTCGCCAGGGTCGCCCTTGGGGCCTCGCTCTCCAGCCTCACCACGGTCACCCTTGGGGCCAGGCTCGCCAGGGTCACCCTTCACCGGTACCGGCGCAGGAATCGTACTCTCCGCACCGGCGGGGGCGACCGTCGCCAAATCCAGCGTCTCACCCGCGCGGATATAAATGCTCGGGTACGGCAACTGTGCGGCACATCCCGCGACATCCCGCAGCTGCGCCTCCACACGGTACCCCCACTCAGAAGGCACCGCCCCCGGGCTCGGAGCCATCAGGCGCACCCCCTGGTTCCCGCCGCGCGGTGCGTCCCAGAGCACCCCGTCACGCAGCCAGCCGGTCACCGGCGCAGGAACAAACACGCGTTTGGTCCCAGCATCCGCAACCCGCGTAGTCGGGGTAAACACCACACGCCCCTGCACCGGCACACCATCCGTCTCACCACCCGGCGAGCTCTGGTGCGTCACGAACTTCGCTGTCACTGTCCCGTAAGCGGGCACGAAGCCGGACTCCACCAGGTTGTCTACCACACCCATGCTAGTTTCCTCCTGTCATTGCTTGGATCTTCAACCTTGCAGCAGTTAGCGTCTCCGCCGGAGCCCCTGTCGCCTGGAGCACGGCAAGGTTCTGCCGCTGAATATCAACCTGGGTGAGGTAATCATCCAGGTCACCCTTCGCCCATGCAATCTGCAACCTCCACAGCCACGCGGCAGGCAAACGATCGTAAGGGTTCGCCGTCCTGGAACGCGTTCCGTCCTTGGTCTCCCAGATAGTGTCGTCCGTCAGATAAAGGATGCCTACGTTCAGGGTGTCCGCCAGGCGTAGCACTTGCACCGCCTGCTCAAACCCCGTGATGTCGTGGATACAGTGCCAGAACATCTGCCTCGGCTGCCCCTTGTAGTGCTCCTGCACGAGGTACTTGTCAGTTAGATACAGGGAGGCTTCCTGCTCGAACGTCATCATGTGCCAGCCAGTGCCGACCATCCCGGCGGTGGTGTTCGCGCCGGGGTTCACGATTGTGGGCATCCACGGGTATAGTGCGTTGAAGCGGTCGGCGATGCGGTGGTGGAATTCCTCCTTGCCTGCCTGGTCGCCCCAGCCGTTATACGCCTCGTCCCAGAAGATGCCGTCCACGTCGTACCAGTCGATGTACTTGCGCACCTCATCGAACAGGGTCTCCAGGTCGCGGGGCTGCCCAATCGATGCGCCCGTCCGAATGTAGCCGTAGATTTTCTGCCCGTATTCACCCCTGTTGAGCTTGAGCTGATTCGTGAAATCCTTGTGCTGCGGGGATCCGGGGCCTTCTCCGGGGCCAGACGCCGGGTTGATGATGAGGAACGGGCAGACTTCGGAGGCTTGCGCCATGGTGTGCCAGTTCTGCTCCGCTACCGGCTTCCAGTAGTCGGGGTAAAAATAGGTGGGCGGCACGATCGAGCGCATCCGTGCCCGGTAGGAGCGCTTCGCGTCCAAAATGCGTTGCTGCCTGTCTACATAGTCGCGGACCTCGGACATGTCCAGGATGGGACGCACCGTAGGCGCGGGCGGGGCAACATGCCCTCCATCATCACTACCGGGGTTGTTCGGGCGCGGTACCGGCGCGGGAGCGGGTGCTTCTACCGGCTTGGACGCCCAGGAGGGGCGTGCGTAGGTCTGCGTCGTCACGGTCTCCCCTGCCTGGACGAGCAGTGGCGCGTCCTGCAGCGTCACGGGGCCGTCTCCGGCTTGGATGGTGAGACGCTGCACGGGCTGGCCCTCCAGCATCACACCATCGCCGTCTTTGAGGTAAGCGACCACGTCATAGGACACTGCACCAGATTCTGGCACAGCTAACTCGACCATGCCCGTCTCGGTGGCATCCTCATAGAGTTGCTGCCCTGCCCCGAGCCACCCGGTCGTCTCGGCGGTGCCGGACTCGACGCCAGGGTGGGAGGGGATGAACGCGACGGCGCCGGTGGTGGCGGGCGGGTACCCGGTCTTGCCGAAGTTCACCTCGATTTTAGAGCTCATCGCCCACCAGCTCGCCCGGGTCGATAACCTCACCCGCCGCCGGCTCCGAATCAGGTGCGGTCTCGGGGGATTCTAGCCGGATAACCCCGGCAAGAATCCGCTCATCCAGCAGCTCGCGCCGCAGCTTCTCGTTCTCTTGCTGAAGGTACAGGGCTTTGGCCTGCCACTGCTCCAAAGTCACTAGGTTTCTCCTTATCGTTTGATAGGCAGGACGACGACATCCACCCAAGCATCCCGCACGAGCTCATCCGTCACGTTGTGCACAACCACCTCAACGTGGCTCCTGGAGATTGAGGAAGTATTCGCCACAATCGGCCATATCGAGTGGGCGGCTTGCGTAACCGCGACCGGGAGCTGCACCTGCTCACGGAACGTGATGCGCCTACGCACCGAAGACCTACGCGGAATCTCCAGCGGCCCAATCGACAGGAAGATGGTCGTCTCGGACTGCTCGATGAGGGTGCGCAGGTACATACCCTGGTTCATAATCATGCGTCCCTGCACGGTCACGTCCCCGTCAGGCAGCACCACGAGCCCCTTCACATCGGCGGGGTTCGTACCCGAGGGCTGCACACCAAGGGTGAGCGCACCCTGCGGATTCATGCGGACCACACCCGAGGGTGTGGTGGCATTGCTCGCGCCGGTGCGCATCTCGATGACCGAGTCTATGCTCCCCGCTGGGCCGCGACCGGGGGTGGTGTAAATTGAGAGGCCGGGCTTGGACTTGTCGGAGGTGTGGAAGGTACCGCGGAACTCGTTCTCCACACCATTGGCGTCAATCTTTACAGTCTGTTCACCCAAGTGGTTGTATGCGGTGATGCCGGACGAGTTGATTTTCAGGCCGCGCCGTTCCGCCTCCGTCGTCTGCAGCAGGCCACTCGTGACCAGCTTCGCCGCGACCTTCGAAGTCACCAGCCCCTCGATAATCGTGGCCCGGTTCAAAATCGCGTCCTCGGTCACCACCAGCTTCTTCGTCTCCGCGCTCATCGCACGCACGACCTGCGCCGCCAACTCCTGCGTCACGTTCAACCGCCGCACATCGATTGTGCCCGGCACGATCATGTCCCGCCCAATCCACGGCTCCGACAAACCTTTAAGCCCTGCCACTGCCTTTTTGGTGATGGCGTCTTTACTGGTCTGCTGCTCCACCGCCTGGATGCGGGACTCAGCCTCGACCAGCCCAAGCTCGGCCTTCTGCAGAGTTTGCCGCGCCTGCACGACGACCTTCCCCGCCTCGGACAGCCGCTCATCGAAATTCGCGAGCGTGTCCCCGTCCCAGCGGCGCGCCGAACCGGTGGAATCCAGGTACAGGGTCGCTTCGTTCTGACGCGCGATTTTAATACCGTGCGGCGTAGATGCGGGCGTCCGCGCCCTAATGAGCTGCGCACGTAGCGTGTCCACCGCCTGCGCGGGCGTGGGACGCTGGTCAATATAATCAACCACCGGTTACCTCCCTGTCTTTTTTATTGCCAGGATGCTTCTTGAAAATCCAGCGTCACCGACCCGGCGAGGGTACCGGTCATCTTGATGATGCGCATCTGCCGCGTACCATCCGGCACCGACAACCAACCTGCCAGGGTGACGGTGGCGGTATCGCCCACAAACCACGACCCGAGCGGTGCGCCGAGTCTGTCGGTGCCCATCTCGATGGTGACCTGGTCAATCATCTTTGCCCGCGCAGCCAAAGCACCCTCAGCTTTCTGCTTCAGCACGAACGTATCGGCCTGGTCTGCATCGGTGATGATGCCCTCGACAAACGGCGCATGATCGCGCCACACCTGAGTAAGGTTCTCCGCCCAGGCGATGGCGGTACCTTCGCCTTCTCCTGCGCCGGTGCACCAGATGCGGTGCGTGATGTCCTTGCCCGTGGAGGTCACCTTCACCTCAATGTCGGCTGCGGCGAGCGCGGTTGTATCGAAATCCGGCGTGAACTTCTGCGCGATGAACGGGTATTCCTCAACCCCGTGCATGAACACCCACTCAATATGAGTGTGTGCCTCACTCTTCCAGCGAGGGCGTAGCATAATATCGGGGCCGTTAATCACCGCCGACAGCTCGCTCCAGCGTTTGCCGATGAGGTTGTTCGCGACGTTCCACCGCTCGTAGGTGCGCTCTCGGGTCTGTGCCCCGAGCCCACCCTGCACGCCGTGCACCACCGGCAGTCCGCCACCGGGACGGTTCATGCCGTGAACAGCAAGAGCCCAGGCAATCTCGCCCAGGCTCATGGTCTTGTAGGTTAGGGTGTCCCAGATGGTACGTCGCTCGAACAGCTCACGCACACCCGCACATTTGAGTTCCAGGTTTGTTCCGGTTTCGGTGCCCCAATCGATGATGGGGCCGGCAATAAGTGGGTACTCGGTGCCGTCCTGCCCGGTATGGGTGAGGAGTACGCCGCCTGTGAGTGGCTCATAGGTTGTGCGTTGGTGCCCTGCCAAGCTCCGCTTCGGAATCGTTAAAGTCAGTTCCTCGACCTTGTTCAGGCTGATTGCCCAGGAACATGCGGTCACGTCTTGGATTGGGGAACCGACCGCACCGGTCACCGTATCCAGCCAGTACAGCCTGAATCCCACAGCTACTCCTTCGCCACGCCCATATCGATAACCCGCAGAACATCCGAGGGATACTTCGCTCCGAAGCCCTCATAGCGGGTGGTCCACTTCTCCCAACCCCACACACGCAGGCTCACGGTGTAGTGAATCGTGTGCGAGCCCTTCGGCAGCACCACCACGTCCGAATAATCTACGGTGTCCCACACATTGGTGAAGACTCGCTCGCGCCGTAGCACCAACTTATTGTCAATCCAAATGTCATAGTTCACGCTGCCCCGGTCGGACGGGGAACTGGAAGCTGCGGAGGTGGAGAGCGTTCCCTTCGCAACGTTGGCGGCAACGCTGGAAATGGACGAGGTGAGCCGAATATCGAGGGTACGGTCGGTGGGCAGGAAGAACATGCCCTTGCCGCGCGTAATCACGCCGTCCGTCTTGTCGTGTACCACGTCCGTCTCGGTCTTGTGCGAGAACAGCACACCGAGGGTGCCGCCGATGGGACGGGCAAATGTCACATTGGCGGTCTCGGGCGCCGCGTTCGTGCCAGTCATGCCCGCTTTAATCTCGCGCTTAGAGATCACCACCGCATTGTCAGGCACCTGGGTGCCGACCGCGACTCGCGCACTGATGGATCCGTTCACGGGCTGGGTCTGCTGCTCCACATAAATGTAGTCGGTGCGAGCGCCGGTCGCGGGAGCAGGGCGTGTGGTGATGGTCTGCCCGACCACCGGCACCAGCACCGCGCGACTCGGCGCGATATGTACCACGACTGCGCCCGGGGCGATGGTGTATTCCATGCTGGAGCGGGTAGCCACAGTGCAGCCGGAGATAATGCCCGGCTCGGGGTACTGCGCCGCGAGCACTGCCTGCAGGTCGTCAGGGGTGGTTCCGTTACCCTGCGCGTCCGGCGCCATTCCAAAACCAACACTCATATGTTCTCTCCTAAATGTATGTTGAGCGTGCGGTTACATCGACCCAACCGGTTGCCGGCGCGAGCGCCTGCACAACCGGCACGAACCCGGCACGCGGCGGGATTTTATGCCACTCGCGCGACACCAGCTCACTCGTCCTGTCCACGCCACCAATCAGCAACCTGCCTCGGGCACAATCGATTGTGACTGGCGCGGTTGCCAATACCGCGTACGGGTACTCAATAACCCGGTTCTCCGCAGTGATGCGGAACCCGCTAGACCAATCTCCACGCACCGTATAAACCGGGTAGGCGTCTACGGTGCCTTCATTTACGATCGAGGTTGTCATCGGGGCCTGCGAGCCAAACGAGAGCACGCCGCGTGTTGGCTGCTCAGGCACGAACAGCGGGAACCGCAAACCAACTCCCGCGCCGGCAGGGTAAAGCTGGTAGGTGCGCGGTGGCGCGTACAGCCACGGCTCGGGTGCAAACAGTGGCACCTCAAACAGAAAGGCGGAATCCCCAAGGAACTCCACCTTCACGTCCCCATCCAACCGGACCTCTCCCGTTAGGTCGAGCGTGTCCGTGGCAACCCGGAGCGTGCCGAGTCGCCCATCCCACAGCAGGGATGAAACGAACCGGTCGGCAAGCTCGCGCACCTGCACGCCCGTGTTCGCCACAGCGCTACCTTTGAGTGTGAGCGTGCGCCCGGTACGGCGCGCCGGGGCGTGAACCATGCCGTGCCCGAGTTTGCGCTGCGCATCATCAGACTCAACCCCAACGCCGCCGACCCAGCCCGCCAGGTCGGTTACCCACACCTCCAAGTCTCCTGCCGGCTCTTCAAAGGTTGTGAGTACCAGGGTGCCGTGCGCCCCGGTCAGCTCCACGCGGAGCCCGTCCTTACCTATCAAAGCAACGCTCCTTCCAAACCGCTCAGCTGGTGCGACATGGCCTCACCAACACGCCGTCCGAAACGCTCGGGAGCCATCTCCTCACCAGCGTTCACATGCACATGCAACGCCCTACCAACAGCAGGGGTCGCCACAGCAGAGCGCACCGAAGCGCGACCCACACCAGCGGCAACTCCACCGATGTTGAACCCGCCACTGATAGCGCCCGGGGTGAGCGCCATCGAGAGAGAACCCATCCCATCCTGTGCCGCCTCAACAGCAGCGTCCGTCATCGACCGCACCGCGTCCACAGCCATGTCGGATGTCTTGTCGATACCGGCGGCGATGCCCGCGGGAATCCAGATACCCACCTGGTCACGCATGACGCGAGACGGTGAGTGAATTCCTAGAGCAGATTTCACGAAATCAGGCAGAGCGTTGACAACACTGCGGGCGGCATCCATCACCGCGCCGGCGGCGTTACGGATACCAGATGCGATGCCTCCCACGATGTCACGGCCGATAGATATCATCTGGCCAGGGATGCCCCGCACCACACCGATGATGTCTGAGCCCATTGAACGGAAGAACCCGACCACGGTGTTGATGCCTGCAGCGACGCCGTTCTTGATGCCTTCCCAGATGGTCGAGACAATGCGTCCGATGCCGTTCCATGCGGCGTCCCAGATGCTGCGGATAAGGTTCACAGCGTTAGTGATGATGGAGCTGACGATGTTGATTGCACCAACGACAATGCCCTTGATGACTTCCCAGGCACCGGAGAGAATCTGCTTGATGCCTTCCCAGGCTGCACTCCAATCGCCCTTAATGATTGCGGTCACCGTCTTGATGATGCCGACGACGATATTGAGGGCGCCTTGAACAATCGGGACGATTGCCTGCACCACGGTCGTGACCACGTTCAAGACCGCCTGAATTGCAGGCACCAGAATGTCAATCAGCGTCGTGATGAGAGGGACGATTGCCTGCACCACGGAGGCGAAGACAGGAATCAACGAGGTCACGAGGACAACGACAACACCTGCAACCGCCCCCACGATTGCCGCAAGCACCGGCAATAGACCCTGAATAGCAGGCAACAGCGCGGCAAGGACCTGAGTGCCCAAATCCACGACTACCGCCACAATCTGCCCGAACACCGGCACGAGCTGAAGCAACATCTCCCCCAGCTGACGGAAAATGTCCATAATCTGCGGGAGCATAGCCATTACCGCAGCACCTAGCTGAGCGAGTGCAGGAACAAGCTGGTTCATCAGCTGCTCCCCCACCGGAGCGAGCGCCTGCAGGATCTGGGTGCCGAATTGAATAATCATCGGGAGCAACGGCGCCAGATGTTGCCCAATCTGTCCGAGTGATTCCATCAGCGCTGCACCCATCTGCCCCAGAATCGGTAGCAGAGCCTGGATAGCGCTGCCGATTAGAGGAATGAGGCGCTCAATTACCGGCTGGACAGATTGGACGACCTGGCTAAAGACCTGGCCGGCCATCTCCGCAAATCGCTGCAGCGCAGGCATTATGATTTGGAGTGCCGGCTGAAGCGACTGAATCAGCTTCTCGCCCAGCTGGCCGATAAGGGGCAGGATTGTGTTCAGTGCGGGCTGGATAGCCTGCATCAACGATTCCCACGCGGCGCGCCCAGTCTCCGTCTGAGTAAAGAAGTAGACGAGCGCACCTGCTACGATGCCGATAGCACCGACCAGAGAGGTAAAGGGATTAGCCTTCATCAGACCAAATGCTTTGGAGAGGTTGCCTGCGATGTTTGCGGCGGCGGTGTTGAAGGCGGTTTGTGCTGCAGCTGCTGCGCGGACCGCGACCTCGTAGACGGAGGCGGCGGTTGCACCCAGCTGGTAGTTCCTTCCGAGTTCTGCGATTTCTCGGGCGGAGCCTGCTCCGCTGGTTAGCATTTTGAATCCTTCGGCTACGCCCATGACGGTGTCTTTGGCCGACGAAATGGCGCCCATAGCGGTGTTGTAGGATTCGATGGTGCTCTTTCCCAGCCCGATTGCGGTTGTCACGCCTTTGTATGCGGTGACGGCGGACCCGAGTGCGAGGACGAGCCTGCCGACTCCCTGCTGATGGTTCTCGATGAACTGGGAGAACTGGAAGAGGCCAGTTGAGAGTAGACGGATAGAAGACTCGAGGATATCGAATGCACTCGTTGCTGCGTTTGCGCCGTCCCCTGCTCCACTGAAGCTGGGGAGTACGGATTTGAACGCAACCGCCAGGGAGCCCACCACTCGGATAATATTCAGTGCAACCGAGACGAAGGAATGCAGCAGAGGAGGTAAGACGGTCCCAAGGAATGCCCCTACCTTCTGGGCTACACCGACAATGCCCGCGCCTTGGGTTTGGAACGCGGAGGCAAACCGGGCAATCTCTTCACGGATAATCTCGAAGGTGACCGTGAAGCTCTTACCATCGCCCATGGTGGACTTGAAGCCCGCAGCAAAGGCGCTAATGGCTTCTCCAGCCTTGGTGATACCCGCCCCAATCTGTGCGCCGATAACCTTACCGAATGCTTCGACCGGCTTCATCCACTGCTGGAATGCCAGGAAGAATTTGGTGAGCGCGGGATATATGCCGGTAAGGATGTTTGCACCGAAGCGACCGAGCGCGGCCTGTGCGTTAGCGAACGCGCCAGGTAGCGTGTTGCCCATTTCGAATGCGACGTTACCGGCGGCGGAGGTCATCGCCTTCTCGAATTGCTCGAAGTTGATCTTGCCGTCAGAGGCCATCTTGAAAACTTCTTCTGCCGTCACGCCAAGCTGCTTACCCAATGCCTGGTAGATTGGGATTCCTCGGTCTGCGACCTGTGCGAGGACGTCATTCTGTGCCTTGCCGACACTCGCAACCTTAGCGTAGATTCCGCCCATTTCCTCCATGCTGGAGCCAGACGCAGCGGCAGAGTTTGAGACCGACTTCAGGACAGCTTCAAGCTGTTCGCCCGGCTGGATACCGGCGGCAACCGCGCCAGCTGCGGCGGTTGCCGCTGCGTCCAGGCCGAAAGCCGTGCCCTTCACCGATGCAGATGCATTCTGCATGATGACCGACACCGCATCAGCGTCGTTACCCAGGCCTCGGAGCTTCGCCTGCGCTACATCAATAGCCTTCAGGCGGTTAAAACCCTTCGCAAACGCGGTGCCAAAGACCGAGCCGATGCTGATTCCGCCGATAGCCTTCGCCACCAGTGGAGCAACGGAAGATGAGAAGATACGCCCGAACGCTGAGGATGCTTTAGTACCTGCCTGCGAACCTGCACGGTCGCCAGCATCACCAATCTCAGACACAATCTGTGCGCCCGCGCCCTTGGTCGAGGCGAGCACAGTCACGTATGCCTTCGCAAGCTCATACCCGCCAGCCATATCATCACTTCCTCTATCCGGTTATTTGATTGTTTCCTGCCCCACCACGGCACCACCGCCGGCTCGCCGCTGCGCCAGCCAGTACTTCGCTTCGTCCAGGCTCATACTGCCCGAACCGACACGTACACCAGCGCCCTGCACACCGGGGCGAGGCAGAGGCTTCGGCTTGTTTCTGCCTTTCTGCCCGTCTGTACTGCGTTGCCAGTTCGCCTCCACTAGCCGGTCAAACACTCCGGCCAGTAGCTGGGCTTCCAGCCCCCAACCTTGCGCGTAATGCCGCATGGTCGCCGAATCTGGCGGCAGGTTCACGACCATTGCCGCCACCAACTGTGCCCCATACTCCGCGGCTAGGGCGGCGGACGGGGCATGGTAGTAGCGGATGAGGTCAATCTCCACAAGCTCGCGGTTCTCCCGCAGGAGAGCCGCGAGCTTTAGGAGTTTGGGTTCAAAGCGTTCATCATGTCGGTAAAGAACCCGGTGAACAAGGTCATGGGTACACGCCCTGTCTCAGGGTCGCGGAGCGTCTCGAACACGTCCTGCTTTGCCTCGGCACCGAGCAATGACTCCACCGCGGAGAACATACCTTTGGGGTTGCCTTCGTCAATCGCGAGCAGCTGCTCCATCAGCTCCGCATCATCCAGCGCGGCGGGGTCTACCTGCCAGGTCTTGCCGCGCAGCTTCACCTTCACGACCGGCGCGCCACCTGCAGCCTTCTTGTCACTGGTGCGGGTAAACGCGTAGTTCTTCTCCGACATGAGGGGTTTCCTTCCAAATCAAAACGTATCGGGTAGGGTTTCGTTGGGGAAGCGAGCGCGGCACGCCCCCACCTTGGTGTGTGCGGCCTGTGGCTCCAGAAACCCTCAAAGGGAGCCAGCCGCAATGCATAACCAGAAGAATGGGGCGTGCCGCAAACCTAAACCAGCCTATTAGAGCTTGGTGCCCAGGTGCTTGTACGCCTTCACACCCTGCGAGTCAGGGTACGCGGTGACGGTCACCTGGTAGCCGACAGCCTCGCCGTTCTTGTAGGTCACCTCGCCACGCTCGGTTACCTGACCGTCGGGGATGACGATACGCAGAACCTTCTTGCCGTCCAGTACGTCCAGTACGAACGTCTGGTGCGGGGACTGGGCGCCGGTCATCTTCACCAGCGACCCGTTCGCAGCGGCATCCGCGTAGAACAGCTTGAGCACTTCCTCGTTCGTCTCGATGAGCGTGAACTGGAAAGTGACCTTGTGCGAGGTCTGGATGACACGCACCACGTCACCGTTCTGCCAGGCCTTAATCTCACTGGTGTCAGAGTCGATGTTCTGAGTCACCCCGTCCTCGCTAATGTAGCCGAGGTCCTTCAGCTTCGCGTCCACCGGGGCGGTCGCGTTAGCAGGGGTTGCGGTGCCGATGGCACCAACGTAAACGCCGCCGGTAACAGCGACACGCACATTATCAGCAACAAGCGCCATAACGTGCTCCTTCCTGCCCCACAACAGGGGCTATAACTGGTCTATCCACGTGTTCCGGTACGTCACCGTGAAGTTCATCCGGAATCGCGGGATCTTATCGTCGGGGTCTGGCATCCACACCACACCCCCCACAGGATCCACACCGTAGACGAGCACGCTCTGTCCATTACTTACGAGGATCTCCTGGTTCACGATGCTACGCAGCGCACCTCGCAACATCTCCGCAGCGTTGTATGCATCCTGCGCGGTGGAACCCCACACATCGGCAATGAATGCTCGTTGCCCATGTGCTGGGGACCCCTCGGCACCACCCGAAGGGGTGAACACCGCGAACACACCGTCCGGGCGCGGGTTCGGTGGCTCCGCTACATACACCGGGGAACTCCACAAGCTTTTTGCCTCCTTGCGGAGCGCTGCGAACACATCCGGAGCATACAAATTGCCAGAACCAATCTGCGGTGTCATCGGTTCCACCCGCCCACGGCCTTGGACAGGGCACCGTGCTTAGCTTCCGCGCGGACACCAGCGGCACCGGTTGGGTAGACACGCGCTACCGCTGTTTTCGCGCCAGCTTTCGCGGAGGACGCGAACCCGGCTCCGGCGCGAGCCTGAACCTTCGCCGCCTCCGTGTTCAGGGCGGCAAGCATCTCCGGGCTGGTGCGCAGCCCATAGAACCCTGCCAACGTCAGCTTTACCTTCGTCTTGCTCATAACCCGTTATCCTTCCACTCGTTTGAGGTTGATACGGTAACCCGCCTCGAATCCGAAGGGGCCGTGCGTGTAGTCTTCTGGCCAGCCGACGCACTCGTACAGCACCCCGTCCACGGTTACCCTGTCGCGGGGGCGGGTGAACCCGGTTGGAGCGTACAGGTCAAGGTCACGGTGAACCCCGGTCGCGGTATCCCGAATCTCAGAATCCGCGCCCGGTGATGCCCACCCAAATACCTCAACCTGCACCGCAGCACTCCAGCCCCGAGTAGGGGAACCCCAACCGTCAGGTGTTTCTTCAGTCCAGGCCGAGTGTGAAACCGTGAACCGGGGTTTGAGCCACCCCATGCACTTCACCTCCCATCCCGCAACCGGAGGCAGGGAATAGGTCAATGGTGGTGGCGCGCTGCGACCCGATACCGAGCAGCTTCTTCTCAGCTCGGGATAGGTACAAGTCCCCGTTCGGGTTTGCGAAGCTAATCTGCTGGTTAAAAGGGCCTGCCGTCTGCGTCAAAGATGACGCACCCTCCACGAATGCCCCTGCTGCCATGGCGCGCTTGACCATCCGGCACGCCACAATCGTGATAGCCTCTGCCGGCAGGTTGAACCAGCCGGGCGCTGCTGCACGGATGAGTACGCCCGCGTCCTCAAGAAGGACACGAGCATGCTCTTCGGAGCCCGGCGGCATATCCGGCCAGCGCGCCCGCAACGCCTCCACGGTGACCTCGGGAAAATCGTCCATCATCACAGGTCGCGCACCTCCCAGCCCAGGTTAGAGGGTGTACTTCACGAAGTGGGCGTTGGACTCGATAAGCCAACCGAACTCTGCCTCGGCGCGAATCGCGACCAGGTTGTTCTCCCACAGAGAGACCAGCTGGTTGCCAATCGTCAC